CTTTACGACAGAGAGCATAACCCTGAGCTATACCAAAACAAATGGCTTGGCGAAGTAAAGCAACTTAGCGATGCCCTAATTTTTAAAGGTAAATATAAAATAAAAGAATTTGAAACCCCCTCCACTGATAAGATACAAGATAACAGGTTCTTTTTTGGTGTCGACTTTGGCTTTAGTAGCGATGCCTTCGCAGTTGTGAGATGTTTTATTGTAGATAGTGAGTTATTTATTGATTACGAAGCTGGCGGGGTGCATATACCCACTATTGACTTATATAAATACATTGATAAAATACCTGAAAGCAAGAAGTGGTTAATTTATGGCGATAGTTCCAGACCTGAAACTATTAATCACATAAAGATGACCGATGGCTATAATATACACCCTTGCGAAAAATGGAAAGGCAGTGTAGAAGATGGTATCGAGCATTTGCGAGGCTATAAACAGATAAATATTCATCCACGGTGCAAAAATTTGATTGACGAATTTAGTTTATACTGCTATAAGGTAGATAAGACTACGGGCGAGGTGTTGCCGATCATTGTAGATAAATACAATCACTATATCGATGCACTCCGCTATTCATTAACAAACAGGATCAAGAAAAAAGTTGGTTTTGGAATAATCAATTATTAAAATGTTTAATATTTTTAAAAAAAAAGAGAATAAAAGTTGCAATTATGCAATTGGCAACGGCTTTGACAATACTTATAACTTTACAAGCAATTACAACGAAGCTGTGCGGGTATTTACCGATGCCTATTACCATTGCAATCCTGTTGCTGTTGCTGTTAATATTATTGCTGATAACATTTCTAATTTACCAATCACAACTATTGATAAGAAAAACCAATTTAATCACGATGCAGACATTATTACAAAACTAGCCTCTCCTAACGGCGATCAAACATTTTCTAGGTTCTTAAAAGAATTAATACTGTATTATGTAGTGACAGGAAATGCTTTTATCGATGTTAATAAGATGAGTTCAGCTTATGAATTAATATTGTTAAAACCACAGAATATCACCCTTAGCGATGTTAATATTGAAGGTAAAGCCCAGACAATATCTTACACTCCAAACGGTAGCAATAGTCAATTTTATCAAGAATATATCTATAATGCAACAAATAAAAATTATCAAAGTAAAGACGGTAACCACATTTTGTTACATTTTAAGAATAACAACTTAACCACTATTGACCAACAACTAGGTATTTCTTTGTTAATGTCGGCACAGTTAGAAATTAGTCAATATATCACGGCTTCGGTTCATAACAATGCCACAATCAAGAATGGTTGCAGACCTTCATTGTTATTCTTGATTAAGAATGCACTAACAGGCGACCAAATACAGGGTGTTAAAGATACAATGCAACAAATAGCAGGGGCTAGTAATTCTGGCAAGCCTTTTGCCTTAACTGGAGATGCAACCGTCGAAAAAATTAGCGAAAATATTAAGGATATGGACTTCGGGATGCTAAAAAAAAGCACTGAAAACCAAATTAGTAAATGTTTAAAAATTCCGCTTCCTTTGATAAACGAAGATAATATGACTTACTCTAACTACTCTTCCGCTCAGGTTGCTTTGTATGATAATTGTATTCTACCAATTGCGAAAGATTTATTTGATTTTCTAAACTTAAAACTTTTACCAATTCTTGGTGAAACAAATTATAAATTGACAGTTAATACTGCAAAAATCAAAGCAATTGAAAGCAGAAATATACAATCCGCACTAACTTACCAACAGCTAAACAGTTTATCACTAAACGAGCTAAGGGCTTTAATAGGCTACGAAACCGCCGATAATGGAGATTTAATCTACAGAGCTAATAACCTAGTGCCAATCGCAACAGACAATTACACTGGCGACAATATCACGAACGAAAAAAGCTTTTTTATTAATCTACTTTTACAACAAAAAGAATATAGCGAAGACAAAATAAAACAATTAGCCAATACTTATTTTGATGAAAGCAAAAGAAATTAACGAGTTAAAACTACCTCTGGAGGCTAAGCTTTCTAATAAGATTTATAAGGTATTCAAAAATCAAGCTAATGATGTTGCCAGACTATTCTTAGTGGATAAACTAGATTACACGGAGCTTGCTGATAACTACCGCCCTGAGATGTTAAAAGAAGTTAGGGATGGGTTAAGAATGTCAATTGGTGTCTTTGGTTATTCTTTGCGAAATAGCATTGAAAAACAGTTTAATATTGCTTTCAAATCAATTGATAATAGCGAATTTGACGAGGTAAATCGACAGTTAGAATTAGATTTCACTTTATTCATTGCAAATCAAGGTGAAAATCAAGCTGATTTAATCACAAATACAAGTACTAAAGAAATCGATAATGCTGTTATTAGACAAACACAGATAAAAGCCGAAGAAATATCTTTGTTGATAAGAGAGCAAAACGAACTATTGCAATTAAATAGCAATGCTAAAAGAATAGCCCAAATAGAAATGATTGTTAGAAATGCTAAAAAAGACATAGCAAAGAATATCAAGATTAATTTGCTAGGAAATGCTAAGTCAAGGGCAAGACTAATCGGCGAGCAGGTTGTCGGTATTGGCGAGGCTTATTCAAGAGATACTGAAGCTAATGTTGTTAATAATGCTAAGATTAACACAAATCGAGGGACTATGTCAATTAATAAGATTTGGGTTGCAATTCTTGACAAGTCAACAAGACAAGCTCATATGATTGCAGACGGACAAGAGATTAAGACAAATGATAAGTTTATTGTAGACGGCGAGAGCCTAAACTATCCACGAGATCCTAACGGAAGCAGTGCAAATACTATTAGATGTAGGTGTGTTGCTATTTACGATAAAAAATATTTCAATTAATATTGACAAAACTAATTTTTAATTATAAACATAATAAAATATGCCAATAGCACCAAAACAAGCACAAGAAAATGCAAAAAGAGGACTTGAACTAAGAGGGAAATGGGAAAGGGGAGGCACTGCGGTAGGAGTTGCGAGAGCAAGAGATTTATCTAATGGAGCTGATTTGAGTCTCAGGACTATTAGTAGAATGGCAAGTTTTAATAGACATAGACAGAATTACCAACCTGATAAAAAAGAGAATGACGGCGGACCAACCGCAGGAACTATTGCTTGGCTATTATGGGGCGGAACCGCTGGTATTGATTGGGCTATTAATTTTAATAATAATAAAAATACAGAAATGCAAAAACAATTTCAAACATTTGATTGTAAATTCGAGATAAAAGCTAATGAAACAGAAGACGAGCAGTATTTTAAAATAAGTGGCTACGGCTCAACCTTTGGCAATACTGATCTAGTTAATGATGTTGTAGAAAAAGGTGCTTTCAAAAAGACTTTGAAAAAAAGAATGCCTAAACTACTTTGGCAACACAATATGCGAGATGTCCCTATCGGTATTATTGACAACATAAAAGAAGATGAAAACGGCTTGCTATTCGAAGCCAGACTGCCTAAGGATGATGCTTTTGTTAGGGATAGAATAATGCCACAAATAAAAATAGGATCGCTAAATACCTTCTCTATTGGCTATTCTGTCGACCTTGCTGAAACAGCAAAGAGCGGAGTAAGGCAATTAAAAGAAGTTAGCTTATACGAAATATCTTTAGTTACCTTTCCTGCCAACGAAAAAGCAACTATGCAAAGCTTTAAAAACGAAGAAATAAAACAAGATTTTATTGATAGTATAGACAGTATAAGAACATTAGAAAAAGCAATCGCAACACAGTTTAGCAATCAAGATGCTAAAATGCTAGTTGCTAAAGCTAAAGAGATTATGCAACGGGATGTTGCAACACCAACCCAGCGGGATGCTGAAACTATGTTAGAGCTGTCTATGAAGACGGCTCTTTTAAAAATTGAAACAATCAAATAAATGTCCGATATACTCATAAAAAGTGTAAGTGAATTGCACGGTGCAATCGATGCACTTCGTCAGCAAAATGAATTGAAAAGTGCTGAAAGCAAGGGTGTTGTAGAAAAAATACAATCCGCTCTTGACGAACACGAAGTAAAAAACCAAAACTTGCTTAAAAAATTACAAGAAAAAGATAATCAAATTAAAGAAATAGAAGAAAGGCTCATTTCTTTGACCAGTGCCTCTAATTACAATGTAAAAAGTGAAAGCAATCAACAAGAAATCAAAAACTACGAAAAATTCTTAGTTAATGGTAGAGCTGATATCGATCAAAAATACCTAAGAACTGATAACTCTGTTGCTGGTGGATTTTTAGTCCCTGCTATACAACTAAACGAAATTATTAAAAATATCGTTGAGATTAGTAATCTTCGTCCATTCGCAAGAGTAAGAACGATGGGTGGAAAAACAGAGTCAATGCCAGTCCGCAGTAATAGTGCTGCCGCTTATATGACTGGTGAAGCTCAATCTTCTACTGCGACTAAACCAGTCTATGGTGAAAGAAATCTTGAAGCTAGAAAAATGACTTTCGAATATTCTGTTTCTTACGAGTTATTGCAAGACAGCTCTTTTGATGTTATTGCTGAAATGAATAGCGAAGCGGCTGAGCAATTTGCATTATTAGAAGGTCAACAATTCGTTAACGGCTCTGGAGCTGGCAACAATATGTCTGGTTTTATGCAAGATGCTGGTATTGGCTTTATCAATTCTGGCGATGCTAATGCTATAACTTTTGATAGTGTAATCAAAGTAACTGGTGAAATCAAAACTGGCTACAATCCAATCTATGCTTTCAACCGCAAAACTCTCGCTACACTTCGCACTTTAAAAGACAGTACAAACGGTCGCTATATCTGGGAAAGTGGCAACTTAGGAGCTGGTGTTCCTGCTTCAATTAACGGTGTTCCTTATGCTATTATGCCCGATATGCCTGATATTGCAGCTGGGACTTTTCCAATCATTTTTGGCGATTTTAAAAACTATCTAATCGGCGACAGAAAGGGCTTGACTGTTGTTCGTGACGACTACACTTTGCAGTCTTCTGGACTTATCAAGTTTGTAATGCACCGCCGTGTTGGTGGTATGGTTACTAAACCTGAAGGATTCAAGAAGATTAAAATTGCCGTCAACTCTTAACTTTAATAATTAAATAATATGGCTACTTACGACCAAAAAACCTTACTAAAACCAGTTAAGGCACTTAACATTGCAGTAATCAACAGCAATGCAACTACTGCTGGCAACTCAATCGACCTAGTCGGTTTTGAAGCTTGCACTTTTGTTGTAGAGCTTGGAGCGAGAACTGACGGTATTTTCTTGCCGTTAATTCAAGACTCTGATGACAACTCTAACTTTGCTAATGTCGACGATCAATTCTTGATTGGCACTGAAGCTGAAGCTCAAATCAACACTGCTAATACAATCAAAACTATCGGCTATGTTGGTAAAAAAAGATATGTAAAATTATCTTTGGTTTCAACTTCTGTAACCACTGGAGCGACTGCATCTGCAACCGCAATCTTAGGACACTCTGCTGTTAATCCTGTATAGTGAACTGGGGGCAACACTGCCCCCTTTCCTAAACTTAAAATAATAGAAAATGAAAATAAAAGTTTTAAAAACAATTTTTGCCTCTAAAGATGAAACTGGCACTAAAATATTTGAATATCAAGCTGGTGAAGTTTATGATATTTATCAAGAATTAGCTGAAGTATTTATTAGTCAAGGCTGGGGAGTTGCTGAAGAAATAGAAATTGAAACTCAAGATATAGAAATTCAAATTGAAACTCAAGATTTTCCTAAAAAAAAGCAATCTAAAAAAGAAAAAGAAAAAGATGCTAATTAGAGACTACATACTAATTACCCCTGCAACAATCGAGCCGATAACACTAGACGAGGTAAAGCAAAGACTTCGTTTAGTTGGCAATAACGATTTTGACACTGAGCTAACAAGGCTAATAACAGTTGCTAGAGAAATGTGTGAAAATATCACTGGGCGAGATTTGATTAACAAGACTTACAAGGGCTTTTTAGATTCTTACTGTAATCAAGTCGAGTTTAGAAAAAGCAAGGTGCAATCAATATCTTTTATCAAATATTACTTTAATAATGTTTTAACTACATTATCACCAACTAGCTATTACTTTACAAATTCAACCGATTATGCTACATTAGTTTTTACTGAAGATTTTACTGTCGATAACAGACTGCAAGCGATAGAAATAGAATTTGTTGCTGGTTATGGAGCGACTGCAAGCACGGTGCCTACTACCTTAAAAGAGGCGATGCTTTCATTTGTCGACTGGTTATTCAATAATAGTGGCGACTGTGCCACCGATGGTAGCCTGATGGCTCAAAGCTTGTTTAATAGCTATATAATTGGCAAAAAACTGATGTTCACAATATGAAATGCCAATCGATCAAGAACAATATAAAAAAGATTTGCACCGCTGATTTTAACAAAAAGATAGTTATTCAAAGATATACGAGCGGAGGAAGTAGCAATCCTAATACTGATGCTGTATTGACTTATGAAACTATTGCAACCGTGTTTGCAATGGTTAAAACTTCTGCAACTGGAGATTTTGTTAATAATGTTAATATTAGCAACTCAATTACAATTGACTTTTATATTAGATACAATTCCGCAATAAATATATCACAACAACTTTTTGTTTTATTAGATAACATAAGATATAAAATAGAATTAGTAGACGATATTGACAAAGATAACAAAATAATAAGATTAAGAGCCAAAGAGCTTGGCTTATCAACATTACAAGCCAATGTAATATGAAAATGACAACCGAAGGCTTAGCTACTCTATTAAAAAACAGAAAATTACCACAAGAAATTAGTGTTGCTTTTAGAAAAACTGCTTATCAAATAGGTAAAACATTACGAGACTGGTTATTACAAGATATGAAAAAGCCAAAGACTGGACGGCAATATAAGAGTTATTTTGGAGTAGGAGGCAAGTTAAAAAAACCAAAGCTAGTAAGAGCCTCTGCACCAAGCGAAACCCCTGCGGTTCGCACTGGCAACTTTAGAAAATCCGTTAATTTTATCGTAAGAGGAAATAAGACATTAGAATGGGGAAGTGGTAAAGATGGTTTCGCAACTGGTTATAATAAAGCCCTAGAATTTGGGTCAAAGAATATGAAAGCGAGAGCACCTTTACAACGATCAATGCAAGCAAATGATGGACGATTAAAAGCATTGGCAATTAGTAATATCGAAAAAGTAATTTATGGTAGGTAATCAAATAACCAATAGGCTAAGGCAGGTTTTATGCAACTTCACCAATGATTTTAGTGATGTTGTAAATATTACTAGCCTTGTTAAAAACAATACATTAGTAACTGCAACTGCAACTAATCACGGCTTATCTGATAACGATTATATTACGATTAAAGGAGCTAAAAGAAGGGTAAATATTCAATCTATTACTTTTTCCGCTGGAGTTGCAACCATTAAATTAGCTGAAAGCCATAATCTATTTATTGAGATAGATACTAAAATAACAATTGCTGGCTGTTCTGTGGCTGGTTATAACGGCGAGAAAATAATAAAATCTTTGCCTGATTTTTATTCAATAGAAATTTATTCAACTAATTTTGGCAATGCTAGTGATGGTTATATTACACTCAATGATAATATCTATTATAATGGTTATAAACAAATAACAAAGATAAATAATGATAGTTTTTCTTATCCAGTTTTAAATTCTATTGCAAATAATACAATAGACGGTAATATTACATTTAGCAAGGCTTCGAGAATACAACACGTGGCTACGAGCGAGCGAGCTGAAGAGTTTTTTAAGAATAACACAAATCAAAAGTGGATGTTTGTTTTATTGGGAGATGAAAGAGTAGAAGAAAATGGGGCGACTTTAACAACAGACTCACTAACCACGAACCAAACCTTTTACTTTAAAACATTGTTAGAATTTTCAATATTTGTTGCAATTCCTACTGATAATTCTAAATTTGCGAGTGCTGAGGCTGACTTGGCAAGAAGTTATTTAAAACCGATATTAAAAAGTATTGCAA